ACCCCTGGTACACTAGAATCTAGCAACTGACACTCAGCGTTAGTGGTGCTATTCCACAATAACGCGAATAGTGCTAAGGTGTCGGTGTTGGCCCTTTCGGTAGCGTTGGACGACCCGTTTCCTATCGACCGACCCGATAACAAAACGTAACCGGTTGGGGCAGATCCGCCAACATAATCAAATACAGCTCCTGTCGGTGCTCCCGTTGATGCAGGGGCTGCAGCACCCCATGCAGATCCATTCCAGGTCAGCAGATCACCAGACGACGACCCGTTAGCAAACACGTCGGTTGTTGGATGTGTATGGGACGCTGGTGCATAGACCCCCGAATGGGTGTGCGCGTCTACTGCATACACCCCTGTGTGATTATGGTCACTCTTAGCCGCGGTCGCAGCTACTCCCGAACCCGACAGCGTCAGAGCGGATCCCTCCAATGACTCTACCAACGCTTTAATGTTTGATAGGTTTGTGTCCATTTCCGTGTTAGTCAGTGGGCTTCCCTTGACCGAGCGCAAAGTTAGTGTTACTGGCATGATGTACCTCCAAGAGTATCAATTATATATGGGATCATGGTGTATTATTAGCTAAAGTCTCAAGATAATCTGGATCTATGTACGTCTCGTCAATGTAGTCATCATCCAGAGGATCGCTGCCCCCACCACCGCCACCTCCACCCGTTGTGATAGTTACGGTGGTAGTGATTCCTGTACTCTTTCGGAGGTTCGTTGCTGTTAACCCAGTTACTATATCAACATCAGCCACGGTTATATCAGGATATAATACTTCGTCTTCTCTAACAGCTACCTGGAACATATCTCCAAATTGATGCGTGCTGTAACTAGGCACAAGCACAACTGTGCTTATCTCTCCCGGCAACGCATTGTGGATTGCTGCAGCGAGCTCTGTGAAGAAGAAGGTCTCCCCAAACTCCCACTTGGAAATGTCAAAGAAGTTGCGAACAGTGGTGACTACGACGGTTCTGATTTGATTGTCTGTCATTATAGCATTCCCGGAGCGAACTATAACTAAGCTAGCTTGCAGTTCTGGGGCTGCTCTTGATCCGAATAGGAGTTTTATTCTACCTGGATGAAGAACCACGGTGTCAGATATCATCTTGTTATCGAGAAGATACCCATAAGATGAGCGCAAATCTAGCGGGGTGGGCAACGTGGGTTGAACCGCAAGAGGATCCTCCAACCACCGCTTTAGGGCAATATAATATCCCTTGGGAATAATAAATGTGTCAATGATATTTGATGGGGACGGATCCACAAGATGATACTTAGCTGTACGGTGGAACCACGCAAAGTTCAGTCCAGCCCTTCCTTCATAACGACGGAACAGGGCGTCGTCAGGATCTGGGTTAGCTATAGCATCGAGACGGTAATCGTTGATAACAGCGTATGTGCTCTCGACTGGCATCCACTGGTCAATTACTGAAGCTCGATTAAAGTAAACATACTCATTAACGATGATTAGGATGTCGGAATTGGATATACCACCATCAGTTATTACAATGGTATCTCCTATGTTATTAGAATCGACTACTTCTGATATTGTCACGGGTACATCAAACACCCCAGGTACCGATTCTGTGTATACTAACACATCTTCGTTATCACCAATAAAATATATCGGCAGTTGTATTACCCGCGATGCGTTGACGCCTGTCATCAAAAGCTTAGGCTTGAATATTTCTGCCACACCCCCTGGAGATACATACTCGTCGGGATTGAGGTTGTCAGGAACGCCATCCTCATTTTCGTCAGCTGGCAGCACCGTTACTTTATGTATATCCGGTAATCCTAGTTCCGTTCCCGAGTCTAATACTTCCTGGCCGGTGATTAGGAAGTGCCAATTTTGTCTGAGGACACCGTCGTAGTTGTTATTAACATTGGCTTTCAATACAACAATCTCATCACTATCACTATTAAGCGTGTCATATTCGATTACTCTATTTGAATCGTTAGTGTTCCAGAACGCTGTGGTTGAGCTCTCTACTGTTAAACGTCTTGCTGAACGAGTTACAACGTAGGACGGCTTCGTCACTAATGGCTGATCGATGTATATTAACGGGTCGGGTATGAAATCTACTGGATAGTTTTCAAATCCAGCTGGAAGCGGGGGCAACGGGCCACGTTTGTGGGCACGCCACACAAAATTAACCTTATCATAATACAGATCTACTTGAACGGGTGGTGGCGTCATTGCTGCTGATATTTCATTGCGTTCATCAGTACTAAACACCCGACGAACATTCTCAATCGGCACCCCAGCACTCACTAGTTGTAATATTACATCAGATGTGGATAATAACGGCTCTATATAGTTGATAATTAGCGTGCTGTTATCTACCTCGGGGGTAGTCTCTCCCACGTTACGTTGACTGAAATACATCCTACCATCATCGCTGAATATCTTGACGTTTTCATAGGTTTGACTTGTATCTGCCCACGGAATGTATTTTGAATCGCCGGCGAAGGTGCGATTAATTGCACGCAGCTTTAATATAGACGGATCCTGCAACATAAACACGTTGTAATCCTCGCCATTGACCATACGATCCTGTGTGTAATAAACCGCAGGAGCCGTCTTGCGTATATGTTCCAGATCTTCGGCCGCTGAAGCGTTTTGAAGCGATCCAATTAACGTAAACGTAAACGTAAATGTTTGTGTCCGTCCAAACTTATCAAGATACGTAAACGACGCGGTTTGGTCAACAACAGCCGACTGGGGAACTATTACATTCTCATCCACAGACGTTCGGGCCCATATCTCAAACGCTCCGCTGGGAATATCAGCAAACTCACCGTCGCCAAATATCACGCGGATCTTATTATCATCGCGCGTCTCAATTTCGTATTTGTTCCTATTGGGATTGGTGTTGAATATGACGTTCTGCGCGTGCGCTAAATCTACTTGGTGCCACTCACCCGACCGCCCATCTCGCACTCGGAACGAGAAATCTGGTGGTTCATCCAAGATTTCTCTTGTAGTGGCATTAACCTGGTTTACCCATACGTCTGTTTCGTTTACGTTGGCAGCTGATACCTCATATACCAGGTTGGGGGTTATACCATCGAAAGTAGCAAAGAACTTTTGTAACGTGCCCTGTTTAGTAAAGCAGAAAAATCCTGTGGTCTCCGAAGCGTCGCCGACGCCATCTGATCCATATAATAACGTGAAATTAATATTGTTTTCGGGACGGCGCTCAACTATGCCGTATGCTTCGTCATGAGCAACAGGGACTAGTTCCATGGGGAGGGAGGTGCTGTTAACAACAGCTGAGTATGAAAACACCCCATTCGGAGGCGATACCAGATTGACTCCGTATATTTCAAATAGGACATCCTGTACTTGGAATCGGTCGAACGGACTGACGGATCCGAACTCTTGCTGCAGTACTCTGTTCATCACCAGAATGAACTGCTCTTTCCATGATGAGTTACTCACATCATTCCAACGTATAGTTTGATTGGCTAGATCAATGCCGTTAGCGTCTAATACGTTTTCCGTTGTTGATACCGTCGCAATCTTTACCAACCCACGAGCAGGTAGAGGACGAGACGCTGTATATGAAACTAGCTTCGCTAACCGCAGTATAGAGTCGCGGCGCTGGGCAGTTGAGATAAAGTTTTCGTGTGCGTTAAGATCGATACGGTAGGCAAGCAACTCGGCAATATATGCGAACGTCTCAACTATAGCTATGAATTCACTGGACTCGATATAATCGTTAAACGTCTCAGGAAAATGCAGTTTCACATAATCCAGCAAGCTCTGCTTTATCGTATTAAAGTCGAACGCTGTAAAGTTAATGCTCTGGAAAGATGCATAAACACGCTCCCAACTTTCTGCCCGGGATACTATTCTTGACAAGATGCCACCTCTGTATTGTTAGCTATTATGTTCATCACGTACCCTCGAACGTTATGTTGATATCCATATCATCGATTATGTTCAGTTCTACGTAATTCAACCGTAGCCGAGCGATAATACTGTTTTCATCTTCTTGGGGTAGAAGTTGCAAATCTACCAACTCTACCCGCGGATCAAAGGCGACTACCTGTTTCAAATCTTCCTGCAAAATGAGGATTGTTACGCTATCCAGTGGTTCAAACGCTAGGTCAGGGATACGCGTGCCGAATAGCGGCATCATAACTCTTTCACCACGACGTGTAAAAATATGGCTCAGCAGATCGAGCTTAACGAGTTCCACATCGTTAATCTTGAACGATTTCGTTTTCTGGTATTCGTGTGAGCTGTACCCACGATATATGCCCCTGGCCATCTCTTACCTCAATCTATGCTAGGATATTTATACCTAGGCGCTACCTACGCCAAAACATGCCACGGTCAATCTCTATACCACGCTCAACTTTACCCACCCGCTTGTCAGTGTATGCAAGCTCCGGAGCATGAGTCGTGTCATCCTTAGTCATGGTTCTAGCCCACGGCTCGTGATCCGGCACACGATTGGTCCACAAAGCTGGTTGTTCACTGGGGGCAGCTGCTGTCTCTGCTACAGGTCCATTCAAATGTATGTTTGATCCCGTCTCTATAATATCACCAGCTGCGTATATGTTTGCTGTCGCACCCGCTGTTATGTTAACATTGCTACCTGATTTTATGTGAATGTTGGCGGCCGCCTGGGTGTATATCGAAGAACCCGCATTGGTTCGTATGTTTGCAGGGGTTCGTGTGTGAATATCACTCATTGCATGCATGCGAATCTCTTCACCCGAATACATGTGAATCCCCTTCTTTGCATGCATACGTATTGACGCGTCCGATGTGAGGTTTATATCTTTGCGTGACCGGATATTCACCTTATTTGTGGTGAATACATCTATATTGCCAGCCTGATCCATCTCAATCCAGTTGCGTCCCTGGGCCGTCTGTATGTATATTCGTTCATTCGTATCATCGAGTATTATCTGATGTCCACCGGTTGTCCTGAAGCGGACTCTACAATTTTCTTGCCGGTCATCCATCGACATGGAATGAAATCCTGGGGAGGTCCACGAATATACCATGTTATCATAGTTTTTATCTGTTACCGACGTGGGAGCTTGAGGATCTGTACGACTGATTTGGTAGCCTTGTGTGGATACCCAACCTGATTCCTTGACTTGTTTATCATCGGCGGCGTCTCCATATACACCGTTTAAGTGTGATACGTCTATTGCTGCTGCTTGGTAGTCCGCTGCACGTGTACGCCACTCAAAGTTTGGTTCATTTTTAAACGCAAACGCCTCGCGCAAATTTTCAGCGAGCGGCTCTATGAAACCTTCACGGGAGGTGTACGGACCATACGGTTTGGATGAACTTGAGCTCTTTTCCAAAGCAGGGTGGTCGTCATACTTCCATCTACCATGTGGCATGGTGTGAGGTGTAAACTGATCGTACATGCACCCCAAATATACTCGGTGTTGTGGATCGCCATCAACACACATGATTAATACTTGAGCACCCACTTTTGGAATAGCCCACATGCCATAAGCTATGCCCCCTTCCGAAGATTGGATGCCAGCTCCCCTTGTGCCAACAGTGGTCTGACCACCAAAGGGAGTAATATACAATGCCCACGGCAAATCATTGATAGGCGTTCCATAACTATCTCCCCACGTGGGGCATACGGCACGAATTCTCCCCATTTGTTGAGGGTCATTGGTGTCTACCACGAAACCTATGGTCACAAATTCATTCGTTTCTTTAACAGGACCGGTTGCTGCAGTATAAGCGTGGTGTTGACGAGTCAGTGTCATGGTATCAACCTATCACTTCGTTGGGTTCTTAGTTGGTGTTGCAACACTGGGTTGAATCTCATTGGTCTTCCCTTGTTGATCAGTATTCTGTGGGGTTTTTGTACCACATTCCTTCTTCTTGTTTTTGTCGGCGGTAGGTTTGTTACCGTTGGCCGCAGCAGCAACCTCTGCTGCTGTACGAGACGGGGGTTTCGTACTAGAAGCTGGCGCACTCGCCGTTGGTGTACCTCGCGATCCACCCACCGTCGGAACATTAGCTGGAGATGACAAGTCTGCAGTAGATACCCCCTTTGCTAGGGTATTAGCTATTTTTTTAGCGGACCACGACCTCAGCTGCTCCACAGTATGTATTTTTTGTAAAAATGGATTTGCGTTGCGCATTCGAGTTATTCGTTCTACCCCCAACACATCCTCTAGCAGTTTATCACCACCCCCACTATTGCCTGCTCTAATCACCTTTTTAGCTACGCCAGGTCCAGCAAAGTGTGCAAGGTATAAGTCGCCAGGCACAGATGATCCTATAGATTGAGCATTCAATTGAAGATATACAGCGCCCCCGAGAGCCGAATCATATGGATCGGTGCGGCGCGCAAGTGCAGTATCACGATCGGTGTTTGCAGGTATACTATCGATTCGGCCCGCCTTAACGAGATCCATCCACGTACCGTTTAGGTGTTGATATAACCCTGTAGCCGAACTGGTGGTAGCTTTCGCACTTGGTTTAAAATTCGACTCAATCTGAGCAAACTGTGCAAGTAGTTTAGCATCAACCCCCGTTTTGGCGGATGCATCCAAGATACCTTTTTGGACAGCAGGGCTAGCCGAATCCCACCCCCTAACATCTGACGGGGAACCGGGGATGGCACACCATGAGTTTGCATCTCTTCTGTTGGTTACTTTAGCGCCAGCAGCAGGATCAGCAGCAGTGGTGTCTGTGTTGTGTGGTACAACGGGAGGTGGTGTGGTGTCCGATGGTCTGATAGCCTCTTTACTATCGTAACACTCGGTGATACTCTTAACCGTTTGTTCTGTCTCTTTCTTAACACCTTCCTTTTCGATGAGAGCGCCATTGGGAATAGCTACCATCATGAGCGTTTGTGTAAACTCACCTTCTGTAAATGTATTTTGAATACCGTAAACGTAGTAATAACCATCATACCAAAACTTCTTACGATAGTCGGGCGGTACTCCCTGTGGATTTTTCACATTCCCCATCATCAGGGCCACATCATCATTGTTAGCAGGCATGTAAATGTTAATCTTCGCTAACGCTGGGAACGCACCCCAATACCGAAAGTCCGCTGATGTTAACGTCGGTGTATTAGTTTCTCCGGATGTGCCAGCAGCCGGTACCGGGGCTACGCTTGATCTCTGCACGTTGGAATGGGTGCTAGTTGCCGTAGAGCCATACAAATAAGGATTCCCTGTTATTTTAACCGTAGCTTCCGCAACCTCAATGGAAGCGTGCTTTGCCATTGAGAATGCCGAATCTACAGTCGTAGCAGGCTCTTGTGAATTAATTGTGGTTAATCCTCTAATCTGCGGTGAGAAGAAAACAGGAACGGAGATTTCCCCCGCGTCTCCATATTTGCTGGTTGGGTCGCTGTGGGTGTTTACCTGTGTGGAACGGGAAGATACTACTTCCAACTGGTCTTTAAAGGAATTAGCCGTAGACGCTACCTGCAGGTACGCTAACCCGTAGTTCATTTTAATGTCAAACTCTAGAATATCGATATTTGCGCCCGAGAACACATAATCGAATTCTATTAAATTCTGTCGAAGGGCTATAGCTTCCGGCGCGGATTGTGAGGCCCCCGACTCCAAAAGCTTCTGTATGTTTCCACCTCTGGGGGCTAAGAAGCGACGGACGGCATAGGTAATAGTACAACGTTTTTTGTTGCCTTCCAGGTATGTGCGAACAGACGGAATTATTTTATATTCGTACTTGATGGCATTTACGCCATCACCAACCCCGTCTACCATATCCTTCTTTAATCGAGGGCACATATTAAGTATGCGATGGATAGCGTCCTCAATGCTCGCTCCCATATTATTTTTAAAAGAGGGAGGTTCAAAACATCCCTCTCCCCCTATCTTATATTGGATCGGAGCGTCGGTGATCGCGTATTCGCGTTGGCTATATACGTCATCAACTACTACCTCATAATCTACCCGGTAATACGTTTCCGTGGGGTTCTTAATCCCTTTGTTCTTGGCCACAGCGATAACACAATCATAATGACGGTTGTAGTTTGCCGCTATGCCCTTGAATAATTGTTCCAGAGCTGTTGCTATCGTGGTCGGCTCCTGGGGATCCTTCGATAGCAACAAATTAATTCCATCAGCCGCCCGGGCGTATTGCGGTAACCGCGCCGCACCTGCGGTCATGGCGACAAATTGTAGATTATACATGGACCCCTCTTCGGAATATGTCGCTTCCGCGTCCGTCAGTAGAAACATCAGAGGAGGTATGCTGGTGAGAGTCTCGATGCGATCACCATTGGTGTGACTAAATGTGTAACCCACAAAGAACGTCTTCAGTACGAAACAACACGTCGATGCGTCAGCTTTCATCGAACGCATGGTGTTAATTAGAGTGTCAAAGAATACCACACCCTTCGGTTCTGATATAACCAACGACCCCTCTGTGGCAATGGAAGTATTCCTATCCGCTGCTGTTGCCGTGGATGCTGTGTAAGCAGTCATGTCCAGTTGAGTTATTGTGAAATCCGCATCCGACATCCCATGAACGAGGATGGAATACTTACCGACGTCACCGTCTACCCCACCACTGCTGCCCCCAGTAGTGTCAAGCTCTATCAGTGACCGCTTATGGAGACCATATTTGTCTGGAACTGAAGACGTATCTGTGCGGGTCCACGCATTTTCATCCTCTAAGTTTACCAGTGCCTCAGCTGTTGAGGTGCGATCACACATTACCAAAACATGGTAATACCGTGCTGATCTATACGATGCAAGGGGATTGGGTGGTCTTGACATTACTACGCTCGTGAAAGTATTTCTGTTTGTACTCGCGCTTGGGTCGGCAGCAATATATCCTTGCCCTCCAAGAACTCCTCGTTTATGTCCACTATGTTATTGTACTGTAATATAACCCACATCATCGATGCTCTACCATACACATCAAATGCCAATAGGTCGGGGCGTCTATGATACTTAGTGGATATAGTGTACGTCACATCGGTATCGGAGGGGGTAAAAAGGCGACGTTCCCACCACCCCAAGAAACCAACTCCTATTGATGTTGTTCCACCTTGAACGTACCGTCCCGTAGTTACACCCGCTGAACTCTTTACTGTCATGACCAATCCTTAGAAGTTAACTAATTTACCCGACTTGAAGTCCGCCAAGGAAAATTCCTCATATTCAGATGGTGAGTGGGTTTCAATGAGCGATATCGTTACCTGCATCCTCGCGGGCATGGGTTCTCGTGTCGTGTAGTTAGTAGGGATGTAATCTACCTCATCAGGGTAATTTATATCCAGGGACGTTAGCACTACGGGCACACGGTTAATGTTATAATGGCTATTCTCACGTGGTGGATTTGCTACACCTGCGGGCCTGGAGTATGCATATAGGTATAATACATCTGGAGGGGCGCCCAGCAGATTGATGTTTGTCCGCATCCGTGCCAAAATCTTGTCAAGAGGCTGAGAATTAGTATTTGTTACTGAGTCCTGGGTCGTTTTATCCGTTAATCCATTAACCTGCTTTAGATCATAGGCTTGCTGTTCCAGATTACCCGTGTTACTCCCTCTTCCGAAGTATGGTAGCGTCCACGACCGCAACCGCTGTAAATACTCCATATTCTGGGTAGCATCCTCGCTATTACGTGACACAAACGTAGCACCAATGTTAAATGTGCGTGAGTTGGTTTTTTTGTAAACTTGTATACCTCCAGGCATATGAACGGGAGCAACGGTTGCATAATCCACCGCTCGCTGCTCGTTGAATGTGGGAGACACATCAAACACCACACGTTCAATGTTATCAGGCGAGCCAAAACGCAAACTAGCCACGGATATCAACTTGACGTGGAAGGTGTTGAGCTCTCTAGGAAGGTTTGTTGACATGCTGCGCTCCTCTGAGGATATTAGATATTTACAATGTGAGCACTGTTAAGTTTTCACCCGTTCCGTGTTGACATTCTGTTACCTTGGTATATAATGTACCGTGCAGACATATAAAGGACGCCGCATGGTCACTAAAAAACAAAAAACACTGCAACCCGAACCCACGCCTATCCCACCCTCAGCTCCTCCAAAAGTTAACTATTTGAATAATAAGGACCTCTTGGCTGAAGTTAAGAGGTCAAAGGAAAAAGGGGAAATGACGCCAAAGCTGGCTAATATGCTTACGTTGCTGTGTAACAGATATGGGAAACGGGCTAACTTTGTTAATTACACCTACAACGAGGACATGCAAGCATATGCAATGTTGATGTTGGTGCGTACGTGGAATTCTTTCGACCCAGCTAAAAGCGACAACCCCTTTGCCTTTTTCACACAGTGTATCAAGCATTCCTTTATTCAGTTCCTGTACCAGGAGAAGCGGCAGCGTAACATCCGTGATTTGCTAATGGTGGACCAAGGGTTGACACCATCGTTTGGTTTCATGGCAGATTCTGATGAGGGGGGTGGTGCATCCGCGAACAGTAGCAGCTCCTACGACGATGAACAGGACTATGATACGTACATCCAGCCAGAGACTGTTAACAAGGCCGATTTACGCTTTGGCAATCCCGATGAGGTGTTTACGGACGATGTGATTGAAGTTGACCCCGATGATGGTGCGATAATTCCCACCCCACCACCCGCTGAGTAAATTGTTCTATGCGTAAATTGAAGAAGTCGGCCTGCCTGACAGACATACATTTTGGTCGGAAGACCAATAGTGCTGAGCACAATGATGACTGCATGGCGTACCTGGATTGGTTTTGCGATCAGGTTCGACGTGATCCATCAATAGATCACGTTCTGTTCCTTGGTGACTGGCACGAGAATCGTAGTTCCCTCAATATTAACACATTAAATTACTCGTATTTGGGGGCAAAAAAACTAAATGAACTGGGGATACCAGTATATTTCTGCGTCGGCAACCATGATTTATTTCATAGGCACACCAGAGAAATACATTCCACTGTGCCTTTTCATGAGTTTAAGAACTTCACCATCATCAATGACCCGACAGTAGTAAAGGAGATAGCTGACGGAGCACTGATCAGTCCTTATCTTTTTCCCGAGGAATATGCAGGCCTCCAGGAGTTGCGCACATTGCCGTTTTGGGCCGGACACTTCGAATTCAAGGGATTCGTAATCACAGGATACAATGTGGTAATGCCCACAGGTCCCGACCCTTCTGAATACTCCGGGCCTAGTCATATACTCAGCGGACACTTCCATAAACGCCAATCAAGCGGTAATATACATTACATAGGTAACACGTTTCCCATGGATTTTGGAGATGCTGGTGACTTTAAGCGTGGTATGGCAGTAATGGATCACGTAGCTGGAAAGCTATCATTCAAGGATTGGCCCAACTGCCCAAAATATATCAAAGTAGCTCTAACCGACCTACTCGAGGGTGAGGTGTCTATTACTACAAACACCCGTGTAAAATGTATCGTCGACGTTCCCTTGTCGTTTGAAGAAAGCACATACATCAAACAGAAATACTCCGGAGAGCTTAAAATCCGAGAATTCACCATGGAAGACGCAAAGGAAACGGACGCGTCAATTACTGATACGGAGGTATCAGGCGATGTAAACGAGCTTGATAATGTTGACGAACTGGTGCTAAAGATGTTACAGGATATCAAGAATGATCGCATTGAGAATAGTAAACTGATTGAGATTTACGGAAGGTTGAAGCTATGATACAATTCATATCTATAACCATGCGTAACTTCATGAGTTATGGGAACAACATAACCACGATTCTACTGGATCGACCAGGGACGACCCTGATCGTCGGGGAGGATTTGGATAATACCACCGATGGTAAGGGCGCAAATGGCGTTGGGAAGACCACACTGGTAAACGCCATCGTATACGCCCTGTATGGGAAACCAGTATCAAAGATATCGATGGACAACCTGATCAACAACGTCAACAAGAAGAACATGGAAGTGATTGTTGAGTTTAAGATTAGAGACAATCACTATATGATCAAGCGGTACCGCAAGACGAAAGACGGCTCAGGAGTATACCTTATCATCAACGGCGAGGATAAGACGCCCGATAGTATAGCAAACACTGATGCGGAAATAGAGCGCATATTGGGGATGCCATATGAGTTATTCGTTCGTATTGTTGTATTCTCAGCATCCCACGAACCGTTCCTTGATATGCCTGTAAGGCACGTGTCTCAAGCTAACCAATCTGATTTTATCGAGGAACTATTTGGCCTCGTTGCACTTTCACAGAAGGCAGAACTACTAAAACTGGTGATCAAGGATACAGAGCGTGATGCGACAGCTGAAAAGTCTCGATTATCAATCATCGAGCAGGAACACGCACGATATGCAACTCAAGTTGATTCAGCAAAGCGTAGAGCAATAACTTGGGAGGTAACAAACACAAACAGTATTAATGCTCTGGAGTTAAAGCTCGAACAGCTTAAGCAAGTTGATATACCCCAACAACAGAGCTTGTTGAATACTCTCGAAGAGGTTGACAGCCAACTCAGCTCACTGATTAATGAACAGCGGTCGGCGGATCGGGATAAGCGGGATGCTGACAAGTTGCTAACCAGCAAACAAAGCGAACTATCTCACCTGGATAATAGCAAGTGCCCGTACTGCTTACAGGACTTCGTCGCTACAAAAGCGAAAATCAAGTTAATCAGAGGTGAGATTACACAGCTATCCGAAAAGTTACAGGAGTTAGGTGGGGTATCAGCACGGATTGCTGAATCAATAGCTCAACTTTCCCACAAACACAAGGAAATTAAGGCTCAAATAACCGTCGATAACATCGAAGAGTTGATTGAGATCAACTCCCAGAGCGGAAATATCACCCAACGTATACAAGAGTTGCGGGATGCGGTTAATCCATTATTGGATCCACTGGATGAACTAGCCTCATCCCCGCCACCTGCTGTAGATTATCAGCGAGCAAATGAGTTAGAGCGCCAGGCTGATCATGAAAAGTTCCTACTCAAGCTATTGACCAGAAAGGATAGCTTCGTTAGAAAAGAGCTCCTCGGCAGAAACATACCATACCTAAACGCTCAGCTTCAGCACCACCTAACTTTCCTGGGATTGCCCCACAAAGTGGAATTTACCCACGAAATGACAGCAGCTATATCACAGTTTGGAAATCCGTTGGATTTTGGAAACCTATCGGCAGGGCAACGTGCACGTGTTAACTTCGCTCTGTCGCTTGCTTTCAGGGATGTGTTGCAACAGCTACACCAGAAGGTAAATATATGCATGTTCGATGAGGTTTTGGATGTGGGTTTGGACGCGGTTGGAACTGCTGCCGCGGCAAAATTACTACGACACATTGCTAGCAAGGATGGTGTGTCTGTGTACATAGTCAGCCATAAGAGTGAATTTGAGGGACTGTTTGATACAACGATGACAGTTCAATTAAGTCAAGGATTCAGCTACATAAAGGAGACATGATACCACACATAAATTACCCCATTGAAAATAAAATCTTTGGGGTAACGTATGGTGCGCGTGATAGGAATAGACCAATCTTACAAATCTGCTGGTGTATGCATCATGGATGACACGTTTGCCGTCGCTGATATGTACACTATTAAATCTGACAGCTCACAGGGAGATATTTTCTTCAGAGCGAACGCTATTGCTGAAGCAGTTGCTGCTGCGGTCAAGAAGCACACGCCTGTGTATTTGGGGTTGGAAGGCCTGGCATTCGCGAAGTTTGGTGATGCTACACGAGACTTGGCTGGTTTGCAGTTTGTTATTGTCAATACTCTGAGATATAAGTATAAGTTTGAGGCGATAGTGATACCGTCGCCGAATGAAGTGAAAAAGTACGCTACGGGGAAGGGAAACTCTGACAAAGAGGCAGTATTCAAAGCCCTCCCCGATAACGTAAGGAAGACATTAGAAGAGAAGAATTACCGGAAGACTACAGGATTATACGACATAGCCGACGCGTATTGGATTGCGAGGTACGCACTAGAATTTTATAAGAAGCGAGAGACGTGAAATCCGTGGGTATGTAAACAAAGCCGTGAAATACCGGCTGCACCAATAAACGCATGAGGGCTGTAGAGCCCGCTATGAGACCGCTTACCCAGGTAAAGCATAGCGAAGGGATTGGAGAATACCGCCGTTAAGGGCGCCTCCCACCAGCAATCGATCTTAACTAACCTTTGAAAAGGCGGGGGGAACAGGATACTCCCAGTTACCTGGCTCATGCCATACGCTCGTACCAAGTACAGCTTATGCCCCTGGCTATACCTCCATCTCACCCAAGCGAATAAACCACAGAAGCATCCAATAATTAGATGGTTTACAAATGATACGGATAACGCCATCAACATCTATTGGTGGAGCGGAGCGACAACCAATAGATGTTGATGCAACACGTAGTGTTGCAGTATGATGGCAAGTAGTGATATAAATATTACGATGACAGATAAAATAGTTGTGTATACTGATGGCGCTTGTATCCCCAACCCCGGAAAGGGCGGTTGGGCTTATCTCGTTATCAATACTGGGGAGCATGCTTCCGGTTCATTTCCCAACACAACTAATAATCGCATGGAATTGATGGCAATATGTAAGGCGTTGCTCTCATTTCCAGAGAAGCGCTCAATTCACATCAAGACGGATTCGCGTTACTCTATTTTGATAGCGCAAAAAACCGCAAGACCGGTTAAAAACCCCGATTTGTGGGAATTAATACGCGAACTGTGCGCTTATCACACAGTGTCGTTTGAGTGGGTTAAAGGCCACAGCACCGATCGACACAACGCAATAGTAGATGAACTAGCAAACGCCCAAGCCAGTTAGTAATTCGGGTGCATCCTATCACTCTCAATGTCGAGACGTTGTTTAAGGAATTCGGTAATCATTTCACGCTCTCCATGCGTAAGCGACATCATCTCCGTGTAGGAGATTGCACCCCGCATAAAGTATACTAATTGTATTACACCCTTGATTAACGCTCTCGAACCCTCCCGCAATTCCTCGAACATTTGGTGGATGTCCGTGGGAGATCCTGTCCGGAGCGTTACATAAAAAAAGTTAACGGGTTCGTGCTTATCTCAAGTTCCGTCGGTGCACCACAATCCTGACAAGCCACATGTACCCTGAAGTTAGCACCCCAATCACTAACTTTCGACACCAGATCAGAGATCTCGCGTATCCAGCCCGCATTAAGGTGTGTTAACCACTCAAGTATCAAATCCTGATCGGTAATACCATCCACGGATTCGATCATGCTCGCCAACGTCTTCATCACCAAGTCATTCATCCGCTCTGGTGTAATGTTCTCCTCATTATAGTCGAGGGTCTGGGATAGTTGAATGACACTAGCAAACAGCGGGGGGCGTATATGAACAACCTGACCATTCTCAAGGGTGTGGGCAAATGCCGTTCCAATTGTCGTGGGATCGATCGTCTTCGCACGCTGTAAAAATGGTCGAACCTCAACCTTGTATTGATGTGGTTTTGCATTTTCACATGAGTGGATGTACGTCACTTCCATCAGCTGACCATACGTAACTAACCGCAAACACGCCATTAGGAAGTCCACATCTTTAGCCAAAAGCTGCTTTGGTTTGCTAACCTGTGGGACACATCGTGAGAAAACATCTACAACCGCTTCACCTGTGAACAAGCGATCAGGAGTCTTGAATATTATCTCGTCCATTGTGGTCATTGGAAATACATGCACCTCACCGTCAACTACACTATCATCCAGTTCACCATCCTTGTAGAACAAACCGAGGGAAGGTAGTCGGAACGTTTCGCCTGGTAATCTAACCCTGGCAAGTAGTGGGTTTTCTCTCGTTGTGGTAGCATCAGACATACATTACTCCTGTTTATGGTGAAGATATTTATAACCACGTTTCACACAAAAAATGCCCCTTAATAAATAAGAGGCCCCCTATAGGAATAGCTCACGTGGCGTTAGACCCATCCCAACTGCAATCGATAGTTAGCAGCACACAATCTGCTATTGGTAACTTTACCCAGATCGTTAATGCTAATAATGAGCTATTATCCCATTCCGCTGACCTCGGTAAAACCGATCAGCAGCGATACGCTGAACATCTTGATAAGATGGCAAAGTGGAATAAAGCGGAAGACCAGCAGCGTAAGAATTACATCCTACAGCTGAACAAGCAACAGGATGATCACGCGAAAGCCGTTGAAGCGTTACGCAAGTCACAAACAGATATAAAGGCTGGCATCGACGCCACCAACAAAGCACTGTATGCAAACAGACAAAAAATACGAGACGCAGAAAAAGCTATAGCCGATGCTGCCGCCGCAGAACAAGCCGCGGCCACGGCGGATGCTAAAAAAGCAGCCCAAGATAAGAAAAAAGCTGCCCAGAGTGAACTCAAGACCCTCAAAACCAGGCAGAGGGACCTGGGGAAATCGTATAATGACGCCATAACTACTCACAAGAAACTCGGTATAAAGCTTACGGACGTCACCGCCGCGCACCAAAAGCTGATAAACGAAATTAAAAAACAAGAAGCTGAGCTTGGACGATTCTCAGTGAAGGACGTCCGAGACAAGGTATTCAAGAAGATGGGCGGAGCTCTTGTGGATGGCGTTAAGAGCTTATTTGGTGGCCTATCCCTAACTGCAGCAGCTGGTAAGTTCGTAGACGATCAGCGACAGATCATGGCGACTGCTGGGGATAACATATACTCGAGTCTGGAAGATCAGATTAAAATAGCAAAACTGGGACTTACCCCCAAAGACTACCTCGAGATGAATGCTGCGAGCAGGCAGACGATTCTAGCCGCTGGTGGAGCTGCAGAACAGATGAGGATTCTGGACGCCCAATCCAAGGACCTCAAAAACACATTCGGATCTGTTGGACAACGCACCAAGTACGTACAGGGTCAAATGGACGCACTGGCCCGAGCAGGTATCAAACCCACATTAACAAGCGCTGGTTTACTTAATAATAACTTTAAGCACCTGCAAAAGCTAACGGGAATGACCGGAGAGCAGTTTAATGAGCTGACCAAAGATTTTGCCACGGATGCAGACATACAATCCCAACTACGTTCGTTGAATGAAGAGGAACGCAAGCAGATGATGGCTGGCATCACCGCCAGGTACGCTGAAAACCGTGCCCTCGGCATGCTAGATGACCAAGCTAGAGCTGTAGCAAAATCTATGGCTAAGCAGCTGGGTGAAGGTCCGCTTGAACGTATAAAGAAAGCAGCCAAGCTGAGAATGGTCGGCGCGGCAATGGGAATAGAAGGTGCTGAGGATGCAGCGCAAATCAAAATAAAGGGCAAGCGAGCAACTGACGATGAAATGAAACGGCTTCAAGATTTTGAAACACGTGTCTCTAATGCAGCATCAAAATCCCAGGTTGGCTCTCTAGCGGGGGAAATATTCACTGATAAGATAATAGAAAAGTCTGATCAGAAGGATGTCCTTGGTCCTGATAGCCAGTTCAATACAAACCTTGCTGCTTCACTGGCAGTTAACAAAGATTCGCTAGCCACTCAGCGCGAGGGTAATAAGCTTCTTCAGAAGATAATACAAGGGTTTGACGTGCTCAAAGCAGGAGCGATGAACCCATTAGTGGGAGGGGCAGCTAGTATCGTCGGTGGCGCTGCTGAAATGGTTGGGCAGGGAGTAGTAACAGCACTATCCCTCAAGTACCTAGGCAAGTTCATGGGTGGTGCCGCAGCCGGTGGTGTGGGTGGTGCCGCAGCCGGTGGTGTGGGTGGTGCCGCAGCCGGTGGTGTGGGTAGTCTTCTCAAAGGCACAGGAGGTAAGTTACTAGGTACTGTTGGAGCTCTAGGTATGGGTGCATATCAGGCGTATGATGCCAACACCGAATTCAATGAAGGAAAACTTACTGAGAAAGAACGCAACAAACAATATGGCAGTGCTGCTGGTGGTGCCGCTGGCGCAATAGCTCTTGGTCTAAAGGGAGCAGCTATGGGCACAGCGTTGGGTCCTGTTGGTACACTCATTGGAGGGTTGATAGGCGGTGGTATCGGGTATGCTGGTGGGTCTATGGCGGGGGGTGGGTTGGGCAGTTTATTCGGAGACGATAAAAAGAAAGACGCAGCAGTCAACACCAAGGCTGGACTGGCTGAGGAGGTGGCATCGCAAGTATCACAAGCCTCCAAGGAGGGCACAGACGGTCCACTAGGAGCTCAATTGACCAAGTTGGACACTTCTAACGGATACCTCAAAAACATTCAGGATTTATCATCTAAACAAGTTGAATTAGCAGAGAAACATCTTGCCGCTTTCCTCCACATGAGCGATAATAAGGAAGATAACAAGGGTAAGCCGCCAAGAAGCGGATTCCTACCGTACTACGGTAACGTTGCATAAAAAACCGTAAATAAGAACAATAAGAATATCGGAACGGTACATAATGGCAAAATTTACAGACTACTTTAAGGTAGTGACGCCCAGATCAGGCGTTACTACCATGGCTGATAGCCAGGGCATCGGCGACCAGGGCGTATACGCCAACTATACATGGTATCAACGGCTAATACAAGGGTCAGCATCACGTATCACCCGATACCGTGAATATGATCTCATGGATAATGACGTTGAAATTGCTCGAGCGTTAGATACCATCGCTGAAGAAGTTATAGGTAACGACCCCAACGCGAAAACCCCCATAGATTTGATCATTGAAGAGGAGAAGCAGAAAGAAGTCCCGTCCTCGGTGGTAATGACCCTGCGTGCCGCTCTCCGCTATTGGTGTACATTACATGACTGGGAAACGCGGTTATTTAAAGTCGTGCGTGTAGCAATCAAATATGGAGATTGTTTCTTTATTCGCCACAAAGAGACACAGAAATGGGAATACGTTCACTCTAAGAACGTTGTTGCAGCAATTGTCGATGATGAAAACATTACCAATGTAGTGGGGTGGCAGATCAAGCGCGATACAAAAGTTCCAAACTCACCATACAACTCACCCACGGGCCACTTCAGTGCGGGGAACACTGAAAATACAGAAACGTATATGGCAGACGACGTCATATGGTTTTCATTGAATGATGATATATCTGAAGCGGCCCCTTTCGGTGAATCAATACTTCGAGCAGTGTACCGGGCTCAGAAACAGAAGGAACTGTTGGAAGACGCCATCATCATCTACCGCATCCAACGCGCACCAGAGCGTCGTGCCTTTTACATCGACGTGGGTAAGATGCCCCCTCAACGCGTAAAAGCATACCTCGAACAGATAAAAAATGAGATTCGTCAGAAAAAAATCCCCACATATGGCGGTGGCACTGATCAGGTTGATAGTGTATACAACCCACATTCGATGAGCGAAGATTTTTTCTTCGCTCAGCGTCCGGATGGCAAAGGTTCTAAGGTCGAAACACTTCAGGGTGGCGCCGGTCTAGGGGAGTTGGCTGACCTAGAATACTTCCAGAACAAGGTGTTTAGAGGGTTGCGAATTCCTCTATCGTATATGGTAGAGGGCAGTGAAGGTGCTCAGTTCAGTGACGGGAAGGTTGGTGTTGCATACATCCAGGAGCTACGATTCGCCCTATACATCAAGCGCCTACAGGGATATATCAATAGGGTTATCGATGTGGAGTTCAAGCGTTATTTGCGCCTCGTTGGCATTAACGTTGATCCATCCATTTTCAAGTTAGCACTACCTGAACCAGAGAACTTCGGTATCTACCGCCAGCAAGCGTTGGATTCAGAGCTACTCAACACATTATCGTCGGCGGCAGGGATCGAAGGAATGTCGAAGCGGTTCTCGTTCAAGAAATACGGACAGCTCACTGATGAAGAGATATTGGTCAATGAACGTCAGCTTGCTGAGGAGCGTGGTCTTGATCCTGATAATCTAACTCGAGCCGACTTCCTCAAGCTATACGGGCCTCAACAGGACCCAGCTATGGCGGGTGGAGATTTAGGGGGTGGCATGTCAGCTGGAACGTTAGGACCAGCTATGGGATTTGGGGTCGGGGATGATGAAATGGGCGGCCCAGACGCAGCACCATCCCCAGCTGCTGGTGCAAATTCCCCAGGTTCTGGGACCACGACTCCCCCTGTAAATCAGGGGGGAGTTGCAATCTAACCACTGAAAGTATTGCATAAAAAACGAACCACCAATAAATACCAGACGGATTCTTTTTCAGAATTACTTTTCAATACAAGGAGCAACTAAATGGATGCAAAGATGAAGAAACAACTCGAAGCAGTTATTACAGCCGTCGTCGAGGAAGATGCAGATAGCGCCAAGAAGGCATTTCACTCATACCTCCGTGCTAAAACACAATCCATTCTAAGCGAAAAGGCTGATGATAAGGACGAAGACGACAAGGACGAGGATGATAAGGACGAAGACGACAAGGACGACAAGAAGTCCGACAAGAAGGATGATAAGGACGAAGACAAGGACGACAAAAAAGCTCCTCCCTTTATGAAGAAGAAAAAGGGCGAGGAAGATGAGTCCTGCGACAAGTAATCCATACACCGGGAGATAGTTATGAATAAAAGTCCTGTCCTCCTCGTAGAGGAACTAATGCCGTCAGAGTGTAACTTGATCCAAGAATCAACTTCTGATGGTAAATCCATGTGTCTCTCGGGTATTTTCATGCAGGCTGACCTCAAGAACCGCAACGGCCGCACGTATCCGCTGTCGGAAATTTCGGAGGCGGTAAACGGTGCCAAGGTTCGGATTCAGGAACAGAATGGTCTGATGGGTGAGCTCGATCATCCACAGACCCTTCAGATCAATCTTGATCGCGTTTCTCACATAATTACTGAGCTGTGGATGCAGGGTACCAATGCATACGGTAAAGCTAAGCTACTGAATACACCAATGGGTAATATCGCACAAGAATTAATCAAGAGCGGTGTAAAGATTGGGGTGTCCAGTAGGGGCGCGGGTAATGTGAACGAGAGTGGCGGTGTATCAGGATTTCAGTTTATCACCGTCGACGTTGTAGCTCAACCATCAGCACCCAATGCATATCCAGGATCGGTATACGAAGCTGTAATGCATGCACACAACGGTACACACATTCTGACTTTAGCTGAGCAAGTTCGTAATGATCAGGCTGCGCAAAAATACCTTAAGAAAGAGATACTCAAGTGGCTTTCTGAAGGCATATTTGCCAAAAAGTGAACTAACCGAGTCAACAAAAACTCCAGTGTTTATGCGCGTTCTAGGTTATTGGAACCATAAAGTCTGGGGGCAAAATGTAACGTCCCATAAATAATAACAACGAAATAACATGCAAGGAGCATATACATGGATGAGCTGCTGAAAAAACTACTAGCTGCCGAAGTGCTGACAGAGGAAACAAAGGTCGAACTCGAAGCTGCTATCAAGAAGCAACTAGATGAAGCAATGGATGTTGCCCGTCAACAAGCCACGGTTGAAGTAACTGCCCAACTAGAAGAGCAGTGGATTCAGGAACGTGACGTTCTTATCGAAGCTCTCGATACCAAGGTGTCGGAAGTTCTGACAGAAGAACTTGGTGAGCTGCGCGCCGACATCGAGCGTTTCCGTGATCTCGAAGCTGAGTACGCTGAAAAGCTAGTTGAAGCCAAGTCGGAAATGGCTACCCAGCTAACCGGCGACATCGATACTCTGATAGAAAAGCTTGACGCTTTCCTAGAGATCCGTATCACATCGGAAATCGAAGAACTGCGTGAAGACATCGCTCTAGTTCGTAAGAATGAATTCGGTAAGAAGGTTTTCGAAGCATTCGTCACAGAGTTCAAGAAACATTACACAGTGGATGAGTCCACTGACAAGCTGGAGGAAGCAGAGCAGCGTCTAAGCGATGCACTTACAGCCCTAGAAGAAACAGAGAAGAAGCTCGCCAAGATTGAGCGTAGCCGTAAGCTCGAGCAAGTTCTAACACCTCTCTCCGGTCGCTCAAGAGAAGTGATGGAAGCAATCCTCAAGAACGTTGACACCAATATGATTGAGGAAGCCTACAAGACTTATATCGGTCGTGTAGTCAAGGAAACGACATCCAAGGATGTTGTTCAAGAAGGAAAGACTTCAGAGAAGGAAACCAAAGTACTAGCTGAAGGAACCAAAGCAGAAAAGAGCGGTGTTGTAAAAACTGGTGATACGAAGGAGCAGGTGCAGGAATCTGCAAAGCTTGATCTTGAGTCGAAGCCGGTAATTTCTGATGAAGAACGGGCAAGACTGCGTCGTAACGCAGGTATTGCTTAAAGCTAGTTAACTTAACCACAAGGAGAATGAACATGGATATGTTCGAAAATTGGTCTGAAGTCAAAGAAACCCTCTTAGAAGGTCTTGACGCACAAAAGAAGCAAATCGTAGGTACGCTTCTCGAAAATGAAAAGCAACACATTCTGCAGGAAACTGCAGCGTCGGGTGCAGTTGCGGCTCACGACATCGCAGGTTTCCGTAAGATCCTGATCCCGATGATCCGCCGTATTATTCCTGGCACAATCGCGACCGAAATCGTTGGCGTTCAGCCAATGCAGGGTCCTGTTGGCCTGGTTTACACGATGCGTTACAAATATGGTGAAGGCGTCAACGTTCCTGCTGCTGGTTCCGCAGGCAACCCATGGACACCGAATCCAGGTGGCAACTTCGGCAACATCACAGCTAACGACGAATTGTTTGGTAACAACCCAGTTCTGCGTCAGTTCTATTCTGGTGCTGCTGGTGCTGTTAGCGGTACACCTCTAGCTCAACCTGCTGGTGCTTCTGGCATCACCAACGCAGCTGGCGATGAAGCCGACATTCAAGCTGAAGCATCACGTGGTGCATGGCCTTCAAGCCTCCCAGCACACAACACATCGCTGTTTGGTCCTTACGGTCCTGACGCGCTGGGTCAGTCGTACGCTGGACGTCTGTACGGTGGTTCTGGTTCCTTCATTGAGGGTTCTGGTGGCCGTTCGATGAAACTTGAAGTCATCAGCCAAGCTGTTGAGGCTGGTACACGTAAGCTGCAAGCTGGTTGGACAATCGAAGCAATGCAAGACCTTAAGGCGCAGCACGGCCTGGATCTTGAGAGCGAGCTGTCCCAAGTAGTTTCGGCTGAAATCGTTCAAGAAATCGACTCAGAGATCCTCTCTGACCTATTGGCTCTTGCTGGCACAACTGGCACGTTCGACTACACCACAATCGGTGCCGGTCCTACATACCAACCTGCCTACCTAGGTGATCGTTTCGCTAACCTCGGCGTTATCATCAACGCAGTGGCAAATGAAATCGCTCGTAAGACCCGTCGTGGAGCTGGTAACTTCATCGTGGTTTCCCCGATGGTTGTTTCCATCCTTCAGTCTGCCGCTAAGTCGGTATTCGCACCTGCAGTTGCCGGTTCCTTCAAGGGCCCGAACAACACAATGCTGGTCGGTACTCTGAACGGCACGATCAAGGTCTACAGCTACCTGTGGAATCAGGTCTCCGGCCTGGCTGCAGCTACTGACGACGTCATCCTTGTTGGATACAAAGGTGGTAACGGAGAAACCGATACCGGTTACTTCTACTGCCCATACATCCCTCTGATGTCTTCGGGTGTTGTTATCAACCCAGTGACGTTCCAACCTGTCGTCTCCATGATGACTCGTTATGGTAAGACTGCTTTCACGCAGACCCAGACGTCTCTCGGCAACTCAGCTGACTACTACGGCAAGGTCGTTATCAACGACTTCCAGTTCGCCTAATAGCAACTGTTTAGTGCAACAAAAAAAGCCCGCTTCGGCGGGCTTTTTTATTGTCTAGTGCGGGTAAACAATAAATATGCTTATGAATTCTACAGGGTTGATCATGAAACAAACTTTCAAACAGTACCTTGAAGGCAAAGAGCAGTTGCGCAATGCTGTTAATAGCGTTCCGGTAACTATCATCGAATATGAAGTTCGCAAATACTGCACGTTAACGGTTGGTGACAATTCCGAAGAGAGTTCCACTGTGCAATTAAAACCTAAGCAACGTCTCTCAATAAAGTGGGTGTACAACAATCCCAAGCAGCCCATACCCGAGTATATTAAGGTTGATAGTGGGAATATTCTCACAGAATCAGAAGACTACACAACCTTCTGGGGTACTGAAAAGTTACAGAAGTGGTTAGCGAGGCATACACATGAAAAAGTTAACTACGGTCATGAGGAATGAGACTTGCAGCAAATAACCAGAATACCATAAATACACCACCAAGCAGGAGACTCAAATGCCCAACCCAACGTGGGTAGTACCCATAAATATTCGATTCAACGGAACATTAGATGACGCAGCCGTTCTTAAAGTGGACGGGGACATCAGCACTGTTGTCATATGGGATGCTATAACCGCAGTAGACCAACAACTTCTCATCGATCTAGTAGATGCGTATGGCGGGGATGCGCCGATGGCTGCCCCCATTGGGGATATCAATGATCTGGTAGAGGCGCTGGAGCAAACCAAAGCCCCAAACGGAGAATACCTTATCAATACTATACCGACAAAACGTGTCGGTCTCAAACCCCCAACCCCAATAACAGTAAGCCACTCAACGGCCTTTTTATATTATGGTGGCGATCCAGCAGGGTGGCGATACCTCGATGATGACGAAGAATTCAGTGGCGGTGGAGGAGGCGGTGGCGGCTCATTGCCAGCTGCAGGCAGCACAGACATTACTTTCTAATTATAGGACACCACCATGGCAAATCATAGAGTAGCAATTGTTAATCATTTTGACGCATCAGCAGTACATATTATTGATTTTGATACAGGGGTGGAAGTACGGAGATCATTTGCGTGGCAAGAGGCGTTTGATGGATTACATAGATCTGGTGAGACCCCAGCCCTAAATCGTTTCGTGGTTGAAAGCGATGATGATGTGTTTCGTTATATGGATCTGGATGGTGTGATATCCCAGACTAGCTTGGCAAATACACTAGTACCCGCCCCTAGCATTAGGTTTGCGTCAGGTGGTGAGTATATGTGCGTTATGAACGCGTCCCGCTCCAATATATACATTGAAACACCTGACGGTACGTTAGTACGCGATGTCGATGTAGCAGCGGAGATGCCGTCCATATACGGCACACCTTATGATGGTACAGATGAATATCCGGTGTTTTTTCAGGGCGCTATCACCTGGATAACGAATGACAATACGGGTCTAGTGATGGTACGTGTACCGGTACCATCAGGAGTGCCTACCAAAACAACGATACCAAACTGGGGTGCACTCAACGGTCACCAGGTCCGCCTAGTTAACGGAGACTTGCATATAGTAGCCGATAGTATGAATTATGTCGAAAATCCCGTCCCAGGTGATTTCGTACATATAGTTATTGACTCATCTCTATCACAGACGGGATATTATCCCTCGTTTTTCGCTGAAGCGTATGGTTTTTACACCTATATTGGTGAATATAACTATATTAAATGGGGAAGATATGTTCCCTACCTCAATGCTACTGAAAAGGACCTTGAACTGTTAGGGGGGTCTCTCCGCGTTTATGACCTATTGACTCAAACGGGCTCGGTTATTACACTGGTCGCTCCTACAGATGCCCACATACCTGGTATAGAAGCTGCTATAGTCAACGACTCCGTATACGTGCAAGCCTTCACCTTGTTATTTGGAGATGAACTCGTGTCTACCATCCGGGGCGGTATTCCCAACAACAGCTCACCAGCACAGGGTTGGTTATTACGGCGTAGTATCACCACGGGAGCTATAATCGCAGCAATACAAATCGAGTTTGATAGTAAAAATAATGGTGGGGGTGTAGATTTTGTAAGTGGGTTCGTAATACCAGTGTATGAAGTAGCTGGCACGATAACTGCTGGGGGCAACGGGCTACAAGCACGAGTCATATTACTAGATGAGGACAGTAACACGTTCCTCGGGGAAACCACGTGTGATGTCAATGGCGATTACTCATTTGAGGTGTTCTCCGCACGCCCCAAGACCGTCATCGCTGAACACCCAAGCACCAAGGCGAGAAAAGCGGCATACAACATAACACCAACACTTCTACCATAATGGGGATACACCATGACATCTAAATTTACAATGCGTTCAAACGCGTACAGAGCGCTTGCCGCAAAACAGCAGCGACAGGCACAACTAGTTGAGTCGCTGCTGGTATTACATGGTGGCGATTTTGAAAAGATGCAAGCCTGTATGGAGGGGGTTGTAGACATATTGGGATCGATTGTTGCTCGTCTCAATGCCGGCAAAAACCCGCTCAATGACTTGGGGGCATCACAAGAACAACGAGCTGTGCTTGGTATAATAGCTGGCGCAAAAGTTCTCATGGACCATCCTGACGCGGTAGCTGGTCACAACTTAACTCCAAATAAACTCCGTGCTGTTATAACACAAGCCGGTGCAAACGTTGACGCCACCAAGATGCTACATCAGGTGGCGAAATCTGCACCGGATGTGACGTCGGGTGTTGTACAAATGTTTCAACGGTACACCAAAGCGACAGAGACCAATGACCAACAAACGGCAGACGCTATAAAGCGAGAGCTTCAACGGTTGTGGCTATACTGGCAGAAAAATATGCCTATGGTTGCAAAACCACAAGAACCTGCCCCACGGCAGCGGACGCCAACATTCACAACAGCTTCGATGGGACGTTGATCGCCTATGTAAAACAGTGTATAGTGCGAACTCCCCATTCAAGGAGCCGCACCATGATCACACATTCCCCTGAAGTTTTTCAGAGCATTGTCAACTTCATCAAGCTGACTCCACTCCGCGAGTTGCCCAACCACGCAAAGTGGATCCGAGATGAATTCGATCTAATGGAAGCTGTCTCTGTGGTACGGGACCACGTGGCTGATACTGCTCGCATGGAGGGAAAACCGATGTATGCCGGTGAATCCTCTTTCGATTTCTGTGAGGACCTGCGCCGCGCCTTCGAAGAGGTGTATCTTTCCTGCAGAGAACAGAAGGATGTGATATTCCAACGCAAGCGGAATCTCGTGATGTATCACCTGGCGATTGATCCCATTATCGACGATCTGGGTCAGTACCCACACCGCGAAGTGTTGGAATCCGCTGATCAGTACTTTGCAGACATCATCGCGTTCATTGAGAACGCGGACACGGAAGTGTACATCGACGACGCCTTGGTGATGCATGAGATTGTCAAAGCCAAAACGCGCACCAGGGAAGAGGAGCGCAAACAGAACCTGCGTCGTCGCAAGACTGTGAAGCGGTCCTCCATCGACTCCAAGGTAGACATAGACCCTTCTGACGAATAACGCATAGCCGGAAAGCCCCGTTGGGGCTTTCCGTTCTCCTGATAAATACCCATGCACCGAAAAGGATACAGCATGGGTACATTTGACATACGGCAAGATGCACCAGGGCTTTTGCGCTCTGAGTCTCTTAATATCACACTCAAGTTCGATAGAACGGGACCTACAACCGGCCGTATTAGCTGGAACGTGCCGTCACCAGCTGCGGGATGCACTGCCGACACCCAGGCATATTGTGGAATGCTGTTGGCAATAGACACTACTCCCACCACCGCGTCCAAACTCCCCACCAATACTACAGTTTACACATCCGATCCGACTGGTGATTCCAACCTGCATGCTGGTGACAAGCTGGGAACGGCATTGGTAGTTGGAGCTGTTTACCACGATCGCCTTACTACGTTTATCGATATCACCGGTCTCAAGCAAAGCACCCCGTACTATGTGTCAGGATTCCCTGTTGACTGTGAGTTCCGGTATTTCAAGGAGGGGGTACACGCGTACTCCATGAACTCTGATATAGAACGTGGTCAAATACACGAAGACACTAACGGTTCTCAAACAATTGTACTCAAATATTCTAGCGAACCAACGGGTGTTCAAGCTACTGACGTGTCTGGATTGGCACCAGGGGTTGATTATGAATTTACCCTGCAGTTAGGCGTTATCCCTAAACCAAAATCCCCTACAGCACAACTTGAATGTGTACCGTCGACCACGGTCTACACCATATCGATATCAGGCGAACGAGCAACAACCTACGGTGAGTTAGTTGATGAGATCAACAGGCAAATATCGTTACTCGATAACCCTCCCCGCGGACCGTTCCCTCCCAATACTAACGCATACTTCTACAACACCTCCACCAAAAAATTATTCTTGTGGGACGGAGAAGAACACGTAGAACAACCAGTAATCCTCGGAGCCACATCACCCACAGGCGTCGTTGATGGCGTGTACTGGCTTAATACAACCACGAATGTTCTCAGTGTTCGTATCAGCGGTGCATGGGTAGCGGTAAATGTTATTGAACTTAGCTCTGATCCAACAAACCCAGCATGTCACACTGTATGGTACAATGGAACACAGGCTTATATGTGGGATGGTAACGTATGGCTACCAAAAACCACCTTTATTCAGACTCAAGATCCTTCTCTATCATCCGATATGGTGTGTGGCACATACTGGTATAACACAACAAGTGCTGTATTATCGAAGTGGGACGACACTCTCAATATGTGGACGGTAACGACTGCTGTCCAGTATCACGAAGACCCCACGAATCTATCTACAGGTGCTCTGTGGATTAATGAAACGGAGAACCTACTATACAGTTGGGCAGGCGGGTGGACCAACGAAGCTAACTTCTCTGTATCTGAGAGTGCCCCAACCACACCAGCTCCTGGAAAATTCTGGTATAAACCTACTACCATGGAACTGTTCCAACGCAACCTATCCAACACGGCGTGGGTAGCGATGGATGTCATACTATTCCCTACAGATCCCGCTGATATGGATGATGGGGAATTGTGGTGGAATACAGATACGGACGGTCTATCGGTATACGATGGCGTAAACTCTAACTGGGAGCCTGTCACATTATTTCTGCAACAGGCGGCGGATCCCTCAGATCCTCTACCAACCACCAACGGCGACGTGTGGGTTAATCCCAATACTGGCATCGTGCACGTGTGGGAAGATGTATGTTTCAAAGTCAAGGAAGCAATCACCTGGTCAACGGATCCCACTCAGAATCTGATGCTGGGAGTCGCATGGCATAACACAACAAATTCGACGTGGCAGGTATGGAATGGTACCTCTTGGGACGTTGTAGTTCCGAGCACAGTACCAACGGATCCCACAGCTTTGGCTGCTGGAACATACTGGATCAACACATCCACAACAGCGTTACAGGTATGGAACGGTATCGCGTGGGTAACACTCACATACTCAACCTACCCACTCACTCCAACAACTGGTGCCCTATGGTTCGACGATAGCACTAACGTGTTGAAGAAGTGGAATGGAACACAGTGGGTGGCAGCAACTACGAAAGCTACAGCGTCACTGACGTGTGGGGGTAACCTACAGGTAGTAGACAACAATCCAGGTAGCCTATCTTTTGTAAAGATGGCTGATATAACCCTGCTACAGTCCCTCAACGTGGTAGCAGCTCTGTTAGACCCCCAGCCGGGATCTGATGGTGTATCCACAGAACCAACATATCAGGAATTGGGAATAGGAACAGATGGCTCTGGAGATGAACGCCGCAAACTAATGAATGAAATTAGATATGAACTTGGTTATCCAACTGTTGATGTGGAGTTGACTCCCGAGCAGCTCGATTTTGCTATTACCAAGGCTATTGAGGAGCTAAGATCCCGGTCTGCTGTCGCGTACAAGCATGGGTTCTTCTTCATGCGGGTGGCTGCCGAAACGCAACGATATTTGTTAACGAATAAAACGCAAGAAATGAACAAGATTGTTACAATTTTAGGAATACATCGACTAACATCTGCATTCCTTAGCTCTGCGCATGGTGCAGGTGTTTATGGTCAGATAGTACTGCAACATTTGTACAACATGGGAACGTTTGATTTGTTAAGTTACCACCTGATGGCTGAATATACGGAACTGATGGAAATAATGTTCGCGGGTCGTATCACCTTTACGTGGGACGAAACCAAGCGTGAACTGTGGATACACCACCGCTTCCCCTTCAGCGAACGTATGGTATTAATTGAAGCTACGGTTGAGCGCGCTGAACAAGATATCATATCTGATAGGTGGTGCAGAACTTGGGTTCGTAAGTACGCCGCCTCGGCGGCTAGAATGATGTTAGCAGAAACGCGAGGAAAGTATGCTTCGTTGCCGGGCGCTGGTGGTAGTGTATCACTCAACGCTAACGATTTGCGCCAACAAGCCAAGGATGACATGGAAGCGTGTATGCTTGACCTTGATAATTACGTTGCCGACAAACCCGACGATTATGGTATGGGTGCACAATTTGTACTAGGGTAACCTAAAACAACTTCTATATTACATTGATTTTTTGAACACCACCATAAATATATACAACATTTCTCACCCCTCTTTTGGAGATAAGCCATGACTCAATCAATTCCAGGCGCATTCGCAGTCGCTGACGTAACTTTCGACGCTGCTACAGAAACAGCATTACACCTAGGTAGCGGTTCGTACCTGTTGTGGAGCAAACTAAATCCAGTCGTTCGTGCAGAACTGCTGTCAATCATGACAACCATCGATGGCGCCGCCACCAATTGGGTTTGTGGCGCTGACACAGTACGCTTTACCGGTGCAGACATCAGCAAGCAACAGTACGTCGGCATCGCCGCAGGCACATACACGCTCAATATAAACGTTGATGGTGCTGGTGCAGAAAACGTTTCGTTTGCAGTACCTGCCCTAGCAACGTTCCAATCAATGCTTGACGACTCACTGATCCCAGCAATTCAAGCTGTTGCAGGCTTTGAGAAGCTTGGTGTTGCTCTATCACAAATAAACGCAACCACCCTGGACTTGGTTATCACAACCAACACCCCGGGTGTCGCGGGAAGTGTAGAAATTACCGCAGGAACGGGCAACGACATCATCGCTGCTGTTGACGCTGTAACGTGGTCTGCTGCTGTTGGCGCTGCAGTAACAGGCGTTGATGGTTCATCCACGTTGGATGTTGATGGCGTCGAGGGTTATCAAGGCGTTGACGTTGGTGGTGGCAAAGCTGGTGGCACGGCTACCGGTTTAGCAAACGACGCAACGGTTTACACAGCGTCGGTTGTTGTTGATGGTGGTGCACCACAGGCGATTTCGGTGGTCGGTTCAGCAGCACAGACCTACACGACCCTGCTAGCAGAACTCAATGCTGACACGACGGGAGCTGACTGGGCAATCAACGGCGGTAACCTTCGCTTGACAAGCACTTCCACAGGCACAGGCTCAACAATTGCAATCACAGACACAGACCTGTTCGCTACATTAACAGGTTTCGTAGCAGTAACTGCTGCAGTACCCGGTGTAGCGTCCAACACGTGGGCCGCAAGACTCGGCGCAGTTCGCTCTACAACGGGTGGTTCGATCCTTGATTCCTGTGGTACGGGTGCTTTCGTTACGAAACCAGCTTCCAAGCCAGCTTCCAAGGGCAAGGCTGTCCAGACGTATATGTACTACGATGGAGCTAACTGGAAGTACTACGCCAACGACGTAACCGTTGGCGCAGCTGTTGCACCTCCAGAAGCTTAATAAGTGCTGAATGAAAAAAGGCGGCTTCGGCCGCCTTTTTTGTTTCTAGAGTAAATACTAGTACATAAAAAAGGAGTGGGTTAGTGTCTTCTTGTGAAACAAATGCCAAGGGCATCTCATGTCCATCCCCATCATCGTGGTCACAGTGTAAACCGTGGGAGTTGGTTAATGATAAAGCACAATGCTTTATTGACCAAACTGTCGGAGAACAACTGAACATAGCAGGTGCGACTGTTAATGTGTACAAGTTGTTAGGTATACACGAACAAACACAACTAACCAATCTAGTTGGCACAGGCGCACCCATCTCCGGTGGCGATGCTCCGGGCCGCCCAGCTTCTAACGCATTCACTACATTGAAAACAGAGTGGCGATCCAAGCAGGGTGGGGTTGACGCTATTAGAGCGTCAGCATATATTGGTTACGACTTTGGAGAGATTAAACTATCTACCGGTCGAAATCGCTATGGAATAGAAGCCGATATTCGCAAACATGTAACAACCATACGAATCAAACAGGGCACAGATCCTAATACCAGGTCCACGAAAGTACGCATAGAGCGGTCAGACAATGGAACGTCGTGGTTTGGTGTAGCTATAGTTACATTACCAGACAATGATGTTCTCAACACGGTACACTTCAAGCATTCCGTTCCCAGTCGATACTGGCGTGTTCGTCCCATAGAGTTTGCCGGCGATCAATGTAATGTGTGGGCAGTTCAAGCATTAGAGCTACACGACTATACTGCAACCCGTGAGGACAACATCCAGGATAAGATTTTCATGGAGAACCGTTCTCGTGACTACGCCACGGAGCCAATAAGTGTCAAGGGGTATTATGAAGTGCAGGCCCCAATGACAGAACTCTCCCAGTTCGCCTCCACCATCCCTGTAACGTATACGATACGGATTCATTTTAACTCATGCGTAGCGGTCCTGAGCCGGCCTATTGTGGTGGGGGATATCATCGAACTCCCCAGCGAAACACAATATACACCTGATTTGCGCCCAATCAAGCGTTGGTTGGAGGTAACGGATGTCACTTGGGATGCTACTTCATACACACCTGGATGGCAACCAACGCTTCTACAGGTAACAGCTCAGCCTGCTCTCGCCACAGAAGAAACACAAGATGTCCTAGGAGATTTATCAGCAACTGTTGACAACTCAGGATTGTTTAACAATGACGATGGTAATAACCCT